CCGTTCTCCTTCACCGCGTCGGTCAGGTCGGCGAGGGACTGCCGGAAGCTGATCTCCTTCTCCGCCGCGCTGATGGCGACGCCGTTCAGCTCATTCAGCGAGTCGGTCAGCTTCTCCGCCTCGGACCGCTGGTCCTGCATCTCGTCGGCGGTCAGGCCCATCTGCTCGCCCAGCTTGGACTGCGCCTCGGCGGACAGCTGCGACTGCGTGTCCGTCTCGGTGAGCGCGTCCGCGTACCCAGGCAGCAGCGTCCGCAGCTTCTCCGTGGACGTGCCCTGAGCCTCCGCCTCCTTCGCCATCCGCTTGAAAGCAGCGGCCGCCGTGTCCGGGGCGCCGCCCTGCACCAGCGCGGCGAGCGCCTCGTCCACCGACTTGATCTTCTTGCGGGCCTTCTCCAGGTCCGGGCCGGCGGAGCCAAGGTGGGTGATCGCGTGAAGACTGTCGCCGACACGGTCCAGGACGCCAGGGTGGGCGATGCGGGCGACCGCATCCCCGAACCCGTCCAGGTCCTTCCCGAACTGCTTCGTCAGCTCACCCGACGCCTTGCCGGTCTTGCCCAGGCTGACCAGGGCGTTGCTCATCTTCGTCACGTTCGGCGGCGGCCCAGCGAGAGCCTCGTCCAGCGCCTTCGTGCCGTAGCTGACCGCGGCCAGCCCGGCAACGACGATGCTGAGCCTGCCGAGCCCGAGCATCGTGGTGCGCGCCCGCGCCGCAGTGACGCCCATCGCGGTGAGGGCCGCACGGGTGGCGGCGATACGGGGCAGGAGCAGCAGCAGCGCGGACCCGGCGAGCGTGACCGCGCCGCCGACCCCGGCGAAGAGCGTCACCGAGCGCTGCAGCTCGGGAGGTAGCCCGTTGTAGGCGTTGACCAGGGACGTGATCCACTGCGTCATCTGCCGCAGGGACCCGTTCGCGGCCGTGCCGCCCTCGATGAGCGCGACCTCGATCGCGCCGCGCAGCCGCTCCAGGTCGCCGATGAGGTTGTCGGTCTGCACTGCCGCCATGCGGCCGGCCGCGCCCTGGTCGTTGACGGACTTGACGTACTTGTCGATGCCCTTGGCGCCCAGGTCGTACAGGATAGTCGCCGACCGGACCGCGTCCGCACCGAAGATCGTCGCGAAGGCGCTGTTCCGGGCCTCCGGGGTGAGCTGGCTGAAGCTGGTCTTGAGGTTCCCGGCCAGCTTGGTCAGGCCGACGAACTTGCCGGACGAGTCGTAGGCGGTGAAGCCCAGCCGGTCCATCATGGCCCGGGCCTCGTCGGACTGCGGGGTGAGCCGCTGCAGCATCACCTTCAGCGAGGTACCGGCGTCCGAGCCGATGAGGGCGTGGTCGGCGAACGCGGCCAGCGTGCCCACGGTGTCCTCCAGGCTGAGCCCGGTCTGGTCCGCGAGGAGACCGCCCTGCCGCAGGGACATGCCGAGCCCGTGCATGTCCGCCGCGGACTTGTTGGCCGCGGCGGAGAGGACGTCGGCGATGTGCGTGACGTCCTTGCCCTGCAGGTGGAAGGTGTTCATGGCCTGCGCGGCGATGACCGCGCTGTCGGCGAGGTCCATCTGCCCGGATGCCGCCAGCGCGAGCGAGCCCTTCAGGGCACCGCCGGTGATGTCCGCGACCGAGACGCCGGCGCGCGCCAGCTCCGCCTCGGCATCCGCCGCCTGCGTCGCGGTGAACGACGTCGTCTTGCCCGCCTCCAGCGCCGCCGACCGCAGCTTGCCCATCTCCGCGGCGCTCGCCCCGGTCACCGCCCGGACGTTCGACAGGGCCTTGTCGAACTTCGCCGCGGAGGCGGCGGCGATGGCGAACCCGGCGACCAGGGCGGTGCCGACCTTCGCGCCGATCCCGGCCATGCGGGAGGTGTTGTCGGCGGCCTGCCGCATCGACCGGGTGTACTGGTTGATGTCCGCGCGCAGCCGGACGGTGACGGTACGGGTGGCCACGGCTCACCTCCCGTCGTTCGTGGGCCTCTTGATGAGGTGGACGTGCAGGCCGTCGGTGGATCCGCGCTTGTCCTGGTGCGCGCGCACGGTCTTCGCCGAGGTGGCGCAGGCGTGGCACATGAGCAGGTCGGCCTTGTAGGCGAACTCGTTCTCGGGGGCGGTGGCCTGGCTCCAGGGCTGTCCGCAGTCGGGGCAGGCGTCCGCCTCGACCTCCAGCAGGGCGAGCGCCCAGGCCCGGTCCTCCGGGAGCCACAGCGGCTCGCCCTGCTGCACCACCCGCCCCAGGAACACGCTGCGGGGAACGCCCCAGGCGCGGGCCGCCTCTAGCTCTCGCCGGTGAGGCCCGCCAGGAGCGCGGAGGCGGCCAACGAGAAAGGGACAGCCTCCGTGGAGTGGTGGACGTCCCAGGCCGCGTCGAACAGCTTCTTGATCTCGCCCTCGTTGATCACCTCGAACAGGGCCTCGACCTGCTCGGGCGTCATCACCGGGTCCGCGCACGCGGCGGCGATCAGCGCGCGCGGGAACGTCTCCGAGTTGAACGCCTCGTTGTCGTTGTCCGCCGGGTGCGCGGCGAGGAGGTCGGAGTACGCGCGGTCGCCGATGTACCGGAGCCGGAACGGCTCCTCGTGCTCCCGCATCTCCTTCTGCAGCTCCTTGAGCCGCACGGCGATCTTCCGGCCGGGATGCTCGGCGGCGATGCTGTCCGGCTCCCAGTCCTCGCTGACCCGGGCCAGTTCGTCGGCGAGACGCTCCGCCTCGCCCGCCAGGTCGCCCCGGACGCACACCATGACGGTGCGCTCCCGGGGCTTGGCCCGCTTGAGGATGTCGTCGATGCTCGCCATATCAGGCGGCCACCGTCGCGGCGGTCGCTGGCGGGTCGGTGACCTTGATCGGGGCGACGAACTTCATCACCTCGTTGGCGGCCGGGCTGGTGTTCTGCGGCTCGCCGCAGATGACCGGGTACACCTCGACCTTCTGCGAGGCGGCCCACGCGGTGGCGTAGTCCACACCGCGGCGCACGACCAGGAACCCTGACACGCCGTACTTGAGGGTGGAGTACGGGGCGTCGTCGGTCGGGTTGTCGCCGCGCTTGAAAGTCAGCTCGGTGTCGTAGCCCACCCGGCCGGCGGTCTTCGTGTCGAACTTCGACGCCAGCGACGAGGTGTCGACGTCCGCGGTCGACGGGTCGATCTTCAGACCGTCGGGGGTGATCCGCTGGGTGTAGTCCGCGGCCGCGGTCAGCTCGGCGACGGTCGGCGCGTTGATGTTCGTGATGGACGACGCCCACGCCACGCGGGTCTTGCCGTCGCTGATCAGGTCAGCCATGAGGCCCTCCAGGGCAGAGAAAAAGCCCCAGCCGGGCGGCACGGGGCGAACGGGTGAAGCAGGACGGTCAGATGCGCAGCGCGGCCAGGGTGACCGACGTGGCCGACGAGTAGCCGATGGCGCACAGGCCGTCGGAAGCGGCGCGCAGCAGGTCGGGCTGGATCGGCCCGATCATCCGCTCGCCGGACGCCGGCACGCTGACGGTGACGTTGGCGACGGCCTGACCGCGCACGGACACGGTGGACGTCAGCGTCACCGTGACCGGGCTGCCGGCGCCGTTCTTGACGTGCAGGAAGACGCGGTCGCCGGTCTCGCACTTGTCGCCGCCGCCGGCGGCGGCCGCGTAGGTGGGGGAGAGCCCGGCGAGGGCTACAACCTGGGTGGGCAGAGTGGCCATGAGGACTCCTTCAGGCGGGGGTTGAACAGAGGCGGTACTGAACGGGCACGAACCAGAGGGGCGGGGTGACGTCGTCGTCCCGGGCCAGCGGCGGACCGCCGAGGTCCTCCGGCCGGTGGCACTTGCGCCCTTCCACGGCCGGCGCCACGGCGAGGGCCCGGCGGACCCGGCCGGTGACCCACAGCGCGCGTACCGGATCCCCGCCCACGCACGTCACCTGGAACGTCGCCTCGAAGTCGCTGCGGTCGTCGGCCAGGGAATCCCGCACAGCCATGCCCGGCTCCGGGTACAGCACGCAGAACTTGTCCGGCGGCGACCAGCCGGTGTCGGTGGGGATGCCGCCGACGTACACGGTCAGGTCCACGCCCTCGAGGGCCGCCTGCACGGCGTCCAGATGCGGCAGGACGTCCGGGACGGCCGTCATCAGATGTCCCAGGCCAGGCCGCGCGCGGCGAGCTCCGCCATCTGCACCTCGAAGCGGGGCATCTCGGCGTCCAGGGCGCGGCCGCCGTCGCGGTGCGGCGGGTTCTTCACCGAGCCGTACTCCAGGATCGCGCCCAGCGGGCCCTGGGTGCCACCCTTGTCCGGGCCGATGACGGCCATGAACAGGTCCGGCCCGTAGGCGGCGAAGTCGTAGCCCACGGTGCGCGGGTAGAACTTGGCGTGCTGGCGGGCCGTGGCCCGCGCGTTGGCCTGCCAGTCCTTCTTGATGTTGAGGGCGCCGCGCATCGTGACCGCGCGGGCATCGCGCCGCAGGCGGGGGATGCTGCGGGCCAGGTGGCGTTCCAGGCGGCGCACGTCGGACATGTCGAATCGGGCGTCCATCAGGCTCTGTCCTCCGCATTGATCCGCCAGGCGGTCACCTGGTCCCCGTACTGGGCGCCGGTGACCCACAGGATGAGCCCGGGCATTCGCGGGTCCTTCGATTCGAGGACCTCGATGCGGGTCCCGGGCAGGACTCGCGTTCCGGCGGGGAGCTCCACGGTGGCGGGTAGGGACACCTCGTACTCGCGCAGCCGCACCTCGCGCTCGCCCGCCTGTGCGTCCTCCACGGTCTGGCTGACCGGCTTCACCCGGGCCATCCCCTCGTACAGGGCGTGCTGGGCGCCCGGCACCGTGGTGCCGCTGTCCCGGTCGAAAACGTCCGGGTCCTGGGTGTAGACGCGGACGGTGTCCCGCATCCGCGCCTCGGCGGCCGCCCGCCCGGCGGCGAGCACACTGTCGAGGTTCACGAGACACCCACCCCGGAGACGCCGAACGCCTGCCGGATGGTGTCCTGCTCGCCCTGGAGGAGCGAGGCGCGGGCATCCGCCAGGGTCTCGGAGTAGTCGTCGATGGACCGCTGCCTGATCAGCTCCGGGTTCAGGACGATCCGCTTGACGACGTCGCACGCCACGGACACGGCGACCTGGTACGCCACGTCGTCGGGGTCGAAGCCGTGGCTGTAGGTCACGGCCACCGGCCCGTCCCACACTCTGCCGTCGCAGCGGGTGAGGCAGACACCGCCGTCCCACCGCCAGGAGCTGCTGGTCAGACCGGCGACGGCCGTGACGTCGCGCACGGGCCGCTGCGGGAGCCTGAGCACGGCTCTTCCGGAGCCGCGCAGGGTGACCGTGTCGTTGTTGACGCGGCTGATCTGCTGGTATCCGGCGGTCATCCGGATCAGGTGGGAGGCATCCGCCAGCAGGCGGGTGACCTGGTTCTGCTCGGCGTCCGTGAGGGTCCGGCCGCCGATACGCACGTTCAGGTCGGCGGGGGTCGCGAACGCGGGCAGCATGTCAGCCTCCGTACTTCTTGATCAGCTCAGCCTTCGTCATCTTCTCGACCTCGGCGGCCTCGTCGCTGTCCTTGGCCACACTGGCGGCGTACTCCCGCCAGACGGCCACCGGCTCGGACTGAGGGGGCCGCCCCGGGCTGTTCTGGCCGTCCTGCTGGTCCTCGGGCGCCGGCGCGGCGGGGGCAGTGGGCTGGTGGCCGCCGCCGGGCAGGCCTGGGGCGTACACCTCGGGCCCGTGCGGGTTCGCCTCCCCCGCGTTCACCGGGGGCCGGAAGTCGACCGGCCGGGGGTCGACCGCGGCGTCCCGGGCAGGGGAGCCGACCACCACGGTGGTCACCTCGCGCGGGTCGGGCACCTGCGGCGTCTCCGGCTCGGGCGGGTCCGCGTCGATGCCGTATCCGGCGCTGCGGCAGTACGCGATGACGGCCGGGTCGTCCGACTCGCCCACGCCGTCCTGGAACATGACTCCGGCGGGGCCCTGGCCGCTGTAGCCGGGCACCGGAGTGGTGATGCGTGCCATCGTCGTCTCTCCGATCAGCGAACGAGCAGGTTGCGGAACACGGCGGCGCTCTTGGTCGCCTTGAGCACGACGGCGGCCGGACCGAGCTCGACTTCACCGGTCTTGACGGCGCCGGAGGTGGTGAAGTCCGGCAGCCACGTCTGCACCAGCGGGGCCCCGGACATCGAGACGCCGTGGAAGCCGTCCAGGCCGAAGCGGATGGCGTAGATGTCGGTGTAGTTGCCCGCGACGGTCGCCACCGTCTTGGACGTGGTCGGGATGACCGGGTTGTTGCTGCCGGCCTTCGTGCCGAGATCGACCAGGGCGATGCCCCGGTACGTCTCCACCTGCGAGCCGAAGTCAGCGCTGGTGGACCGGTCGAAGTAGCCGGCGCGGCGGGCCAGGGACCGGATGCGGGCGATGGAGTCGATGTTGCCGAGGATGGCGTCCGGGGTGCCGTCCAGCATGGCCAGCCAGGCGTCCAGCGCGTCCAGGGCGTCGTTGGCCTTGCCGAGGTCGGCGCCGATGGTGACACCGCGCCAGTCGGTGGACAGCGTGGCCCCGTACTCGGTGCTAGACGCGGTCAGGGACTTGGACAGGCCGTCGAAGCCGTTGGCGTCCACCGCGGTGTCGCCGTTGATCACGGCGTCGTTGAACTTGGCGTTGGTCGCCTTGATCTTCTGCTGCATCTGCAGCGTCGTCTCAGCGGCGGCCGCGATCCGGTTCAGCACACGGTCGATCTGGAAGCTGCCACCGAGCGGCTTGAGGTCGACGGTGTACCGCTGCTTGGTGACCTCGGCGGGCGTGTACTCGCTGTTGATCGCGCGGAAGGCGGCGTCGGCCTGCGTGATCAGGCGGGTGTACCCGTAGGTCATCGTCGCCCCGGCGCCGGCCTGGTTGACGACGTCGTCGAACGTGAGGGTCTGCAGGAGGAAGTTGTTCTTGGCGAACTCGTCGATCACCTGGGTGTCGATGTCGTCCGTCGCGTTGAGCTTCGCCTGGGCGAGCGTCACGGGCATGGAGGGCTCCTAGGGTTCAGCCGGTCTTTCCGGCGAGGCGCGCGGCGACTGCCTCACCGAGGCTGGCCGCGGACTTCTTCGTCTTCTTGCGGGCGCCGCTGTCGGCGTCGCCCTGGAACCGCCGGCCTTTGTCGCCCGTCGCGGGCGCGGCCAGGTAGGGATCGGTGTCGAGCAGGTCGTCGATCAGCTCGGTGATCGCTTCCTTGTCGGGGCGTCCCTTGTCGTCCTTGGGGACGTCGGCGAGGTCGTCGCCGAGCAGTTGCGCGACGCGGGACGGGTTGGCCAGGCGGCCCGCGGCCGCCGCGATGGCCGCGGCCTCGACCCGCTCGTTCCACACCTCGGCACGGGCCTCTTCACGGGCGCGCTCACGGATCGTCTCCGCGTCGTCGTCGCCCTGGTCGCTGTCCTTGCCGTCCTTCGCGGACGACTTGCGGCCAGTACCCGCGTCGCCTTGACCACGCAGCTGGGCTTTCAGGCGGCGGTTCTCGCGGCGCAGCTCCCGCAGCGCCTTGACGCCCTTCTCCCCCAGCTTGGCGTCGTCCTGGTCGCCGTCCTTGCCGTCGTCGTCGCCGTCGTCTCCATCGGCGTCATCGGAGTCGTCGGCGCCGTCGGCGCCGTCGGCGCCGTCGTCGGCATCCCCAGCCCCGTCGTCCCCGTCGCCCTGCCCGCCGTCGTCGCCGCCGCCGTCGGAGTAGAGGACGTGCGGGCTGGCGTAGGGGTGCGCCCAGCCGGGCTCGCCGGTGACGGCGGCCAGCATGCGGGTGCGGGTGTGCTTGAGCATCGCGCTCCTCGAGGAACGGCGAGCGGCATCGCGCCGCCCGCAGGGGGTCAGGTCAGGTAGCCGAAGCGGCGCAGCATGGCCACCGCCTCATCCCGGCTCGCGGCGAGCCGGTAGATCTCCTCGGGCATCAGCCGGGGCGTGCGCAGCTCGAACCGCGGCAGGCCCTGGCGGGTCTCGATACGGTCCCGCGCGAAACGGGTCCCGGTCCGGGCTTCCGTGCGTGCCCGCTCCTGCCGGTAGAAGGCGCCACGGCGGGTGGTGCCCTCGCGGGTGGCCTGCACGGTGCGCCCGTAGGCGGTCATCGTCGTCATGCCGCGGCGGGCGTTGACGATCTGCGACAGGTCGGCGCCCTCCCGGATCGCCCGGGCGCCGGCCTCCCCGAACACCCGCTGCTGCTCGGCGGCGGAGAGGCTGTTGAAGTAGGCGCGCGGGTCGATGAACCCGGCCGCGCTCTGGCCCGGCCTGGTGGTCGGGGTGAAGTGTTCGCCGCCGACGCGGCCGTGCTGGTTGCGGGCGATCAGCGTGGTCGGCAGGTGGATGCAGTCGCACCGCGGATGCCGCTGGAAGCCCTTGTTCCAGCCGTACTCGGTACCCGCCAAGATGATGCAGCGCGCGCACGCGGGCGGCTGCACCACCCGCACGTAACCCTGGATCGTCCTGCGGCCCGCCATTGCCGCCCCTGTGGCGCCCCGCCCGGCGTCGGCGACCTGCAGCCTGGTGATCCGCAGGGCGCTCGCCAGCGAGCCCCGGAACGCGTCGTCCGGCGACTGCCCGGCCAGCATCCGCACCTTCCAGTCGATGACCGGCTGGTACAGCAGCGACAGCAGAGGGCGCCCGTCGGAGGCGATCCCGGCGAACGCGCCCGGTCTCACGCGGCCGGCCGCCGTCGGGTCGGCGCCCTCTGCCTCTGCGACCGCCGCCACGTAGGGGTCGGCCAGGGCCGCGGCGTCGCGCTGCGCCTCGGACACGGCTGCCACCAGGAGCGGCGCCAGCTGCTGCCACGAGCCGGAGATCCTGCGGTGGTCGATGCGCTCCCACAGATCCCGCACCCGGGCCGCGGCCCGTACCGCGGCGGCCTGCTGCCGGGCGTACTGAGCGACCGCCAGGGCCCGCACCTCGCCGCTCACCACCGCGTACCCCTCACGCCCCCGCCCCGGCGGGCTGCAGGCCGTCCAGCGGTACGTCGGTGCCGTCCAGGCCCGGGTCGAGACCGTCGTCCGGCGTCTTGAAGGCGAGCGCGCGGGCCGCCCGCTCGGCGTCCTGTTCCAGCATTCGCTCCATGCGGTCGATCTGCGTGGGCGTGTACCCGGCGTCCTCCATCAGCTGCCGCCACGGCACCCCGAGCGCCTTCTTCTTCAGCACCGCGTCAATGTGCTGCGCCTCGGTGCGGTACTCCACATCCCGCCAGATCGTCTCCGCGAGCGGGTTGTTGCCGCGCCTCTCGTCGCCCTTGACCAGGAAGGCCAGGCGCACAACCTCTTCCCAGTCCTCGCCCAGGAACAGGGTCTTGTCCCGACACTTGGACGCCAGGGCCGCGTCCGCGACGGTCAGACCGTCCGCGGACACGTTCTGCACCTTGCCCATGAAATACGTGGGCGGGGTCCGGGACAGGGCGCTGATGTGCTCGGTCAACAGCGTGATCCCGGCGACGAAGTTTGACAGGTCCGCGGCCTCGAAGTTCCCGAACCTGGCGGCAGGATTGGACGCGCGCAGCATCTTGTTCACCGCGAGACGCCACAGCTCCGGGTCGTCGATCTCCTGGCCCGTGAGCGGGTCCTTCGGCAGGTCGATGCCGGTTCCCCAGCGGGCCGGGAACGCCCCCGCCTCGCTCGCGGTCAGCATGTCCGCGATCAGCTTGTTCAGGGCGCCCTGAATCGGGATGACCTGCCGGTGCTCGGGTGTCGGATCATCCGTCAGCCGGGGCCGGTTCAGCAGCTCCACCATCGGCACCCGCTTCAGCGGGTTGTCGATGCGCTGCTGGTCGGGCTCGTCCCCGCGGGCCTGCCACCGGGACAGGGCCAGGGAAGACGGGAGCACGAGGCCCGAGCGGGACACCGGGCGCCGCCACTTCCACAGCTCATCCCGCAGGTACAGCGTCGCGTACTGATACCCGTCGTCACCGTCCCAGCGCTTCAGCGCGGCCTTCCGCCGGCGACGGCTTCCCGGCTCGTAGGCGACGATGCACTGTGTGGCGTCCTCGACCGTGATCTCCGGCTCGACCTCGTCGGCATCCGGGTCCGCCGCCCACACCAACACGAAGGAGCGGGACTTCACCGAGGCTTCGGTGTGTGCGACGCGCGACCAGGCGTCCATGGACGAGGTCTGCCAGATCCGTTGGGCGTCCTTGTCCGCGGCCGGCGGGTCCTTCTCGTCGCCGGTCCCGAAGCGGAAACCGACCGGCGTGAGCCGCTCGGCGGGGGCGTCGCACACTACCTCGCACCAGTTGTCGGCGAAGCGCTCGAAGAGGCCGCCGAACGCCTGCCGGAACCGATCGGAGGCGAACCCGAGGTTGTGCTCGCCCTTGTAGAAATCGTTCCACAGGGTGATCTCTTTCTGCCTGCGGTCCAGTTCCTGCTCAAGCACGGTGGTGATGCGGAGGGCTTCCTGCGCGGACACGGGCACGGGGCACCTCCTGTCAGTAGGCGGAGAACGAGTTGCTGGTTGCGGTGGCGGCCAGCTTCAGCACATCGGCGCGGGCCTCCACGGCGAGCGCGGTCGTTACGGCGGTATCGATCTTCCGATCCTGGGACGGCTTGGTGATCGCGATGCCCGAGGGCCGCCGTTCCGGCTTGGCGTTGCCCACGTGCTCAGCGACCGTCGGGTTGCCGTCGTGGGTCAGCTCCCCGGACAGCACGGACGTCTTCAGCCTGTCCAGCGCAGGGCACATGCGGGTCGCCACCCGGGTCTCGAAGATCAGGAACGTCTCCTCCCCGAACTCCGCTGCCCAGTCGTCGCACTCGTCACGCCAGTCCGGCGGGTCGCCGTAGGCCCGCTCGACCTTGTACGTGGCGAACACGTGCGACATGCCAGCGCGGACCTCGGCGCGCGGGACGCGCCAGCTGTCCGGGTCGCCGTCGTCCCACTTCGTCCAGATCATCGGCCGGCCGTCCGGGAAGGTCGGCGTGAAGACGTACCCGTCGCTGATCCGGCAGCAGGTGATGGCCGTGCAGTCGTCGTGATCCGATCCGTCGAACCCGACCGTGACTCGCTCACCCGGGAGGACCACCTGCGGCAGCGCGCACCGCTCCCACAGGTGCCGGGACAGCCACGTCTCCGACAGGGAGACCGGCAGGTTGAGGAAGTACCTGCGGAACTTCGCCCGGTCCTGAGTCGGCTTGTGGGCCATCGTGACCATGCGGTCCAGGTCCATGTGCGCGGCGAACGGGCCGTATGCCTGCATCAGGCCGCGCTTCAGCTCCGCCGGATCGTTGTACGCCTCGTCCTCCAGCAGCCGGGCCGGCGCCTGGACGTGGTCGAAGTACAGCCGCGGCGCCTTCTTCGCCTTGGCATTGCGGTGCGTGCGCTCGGCGATGGAGTCCTCGCCGATTGCGTACATCGTGGACGTCTGCAGGAACCACGGCTCAGCGGCCTTCCGCTTCATCGTGTTCCGCTCGACCGTCTCGTACATGTCCCGCAGCTCAGGGAGCACGTACAGGTGCGTCTCGTCCGCGACCGAGAAGGACTCCTTGCCGCCGTCCTTCGCCGCGCTGGAAGCGGTCGACGGCCGGATCTCCCCGCCGTCCGGCAGGAACACGCGCGTGCTGGACTGCCAGTCGTTGCCGATGTCCACGCCCGGGTAGTCCTCGGCGAGCCGCTCCGAGTGGGACAGCATGTACGTGACGTTGGCGTAGGTGTTCCCGGCCTGCGTCTCCTCCGTGGCCAGACACCGGATGAATGGGTACGTGACTGGGCGCCCGACGGGCTCGCCCGGCTCGTACTCGTACCCCCAGTCCGAGATCTCGCCCGGCTCCGCCCAGTGGTCGAAGCGCACCGGTGCGAGGGCCTCGGCGACCACCAGGCACCCGGCGATCTCCGACTTCGCCCGGCCCTTCGCCCGGGACAGCAGCACCTCGTCGAAGCGTC